CAAATCGTTGTTAAAAGCTTGAAGCTCTTGCGGAGGCATCTTAGTGTCTACTCTCTGTAGCCATTTATAAACTCCATCCATTATATCATTTCGATATAAAGTTTCTTGGTTAAAAGCAAGGCTGCGGGACTCTCGTCGCCACTTCTCCATGTTTTTTGAGTTTTTGCTTGAACCTTGAGCTTTTAGTTCAGTTAGGATTTTTGTCCAGAATTTTGCTGACATTATACTATATCTATAACTTTATAAAGATCGAGTACTCGTTTGATGTGGTCTGGAAAACCTATATCATTTCTGATTGAAGTACTACCTTCATTTCTTAGGGTGGTTCCAGCGATTGAACGTTGTGTTTTGTGTTCTTCTTTTAAGTAGTATGTTACTAGATCAAATACTGCCAACTTTAAATCAGTCGGACAAGCAGAGTATCCAGCATTATATACAACCTTAACGGATGCAAACCCTTGTGGGAAGTAATCACTTCCTGTACTACCATCTATCCTTCTAATACGATCATGTTCTGTATCTACATAGTAATGCGTATTGTTGGTTAGTGTTGTGTAGCTGTCGGCGATTGAATCTCGTTCCTGAAGAGATGTAACACTAGTGAGTGGAGATTCTGTGATAAATATCTCCGAAGTGAGTCTATCTTCTATATCAAACAACTCTGTTTTTGTTGCTGAATAATAGTCGATAATAGAATGACCACAATAAGTCTTAACCATTTGACTAATAGATTCCACCAAGGTATCGATCTTTGTGTCGTCCTTGTTATGATCCATTTTAGTGTAAGTTTTGTACTGTTGTCGTGTAATTAAGTTAGCCATTGTGATTCCTAAAGAGGTGAAACTTGGAGGAGCAATTACTCCCCCAAGTCACCCAGCATATTTCATCATACCCGCTAAAGCGGTTATAAGTTGTTAAGAAGCTTTATACTGAAGTGCCCACTTAGAAGTAGCGCCATCAATTAGATCGATGAAACCAAGTCTTTGAGAAGCAACTAGTACTCTTCTTTGAGCCGCAACCTCGTAGTCTGACTCAACGGTCATTCCACGTAATCTTGGCATAACATAGTTTCTAGCGTATACTGCTACGGCATGGAATTTGGATACAGCAGGTGTAGCGAACTCGTCGCATACAATTACTTTAGATCCAAATACTGTTCCGATTTCCCCAGATAGTTTAGTAGCTTGATCGCCAACTAAATTAACATCTTGGAATTCAGCATCCTCTAGTAGTTCGAAGTAGCCTCTTTGAGACACAACGTAAACTACGTCTTCAGCTCTTAAACCATATTTGCCCATGTTCTTTCTAGCAGCTAATAATTGTAGCGCTGTAAGAGCATCTGATGCAAATGCAGTTGAAGTCTGAGTTAAATCTGAATCATTTCTTGCTAAGTGCAATAGACCTTCAAATGTTGCTCCACTTGTGCCGTAAACGCCATCAGCGTCATCACCAGCAAGTATTGCATTCTCAATGCCTCTGGCATGAGATCTGATCATAGATTCACGAATCAATGGAAGAATTGGCATAATAGCATCTTCTTCTGTTTCGTTACCTAAGTATGATTGTGAGATTAGTTTTTTGGTTGAAAGGGTTCTTTCAGTCATTACTATACCAGCACCATTCGCAGGGTCATACGCATCGCCTCTTGGGTCTAAGTTACCATGAGGTGCGGATCCTGAAGCTGCTTGGTTGCCTGTAAATTCAGCGTAACCAGCATCTGGTAGGATAGGTAATATTTGAGTCGCAGAAGTCATAGCGATTTCTCTAAATAGAGGCGCTAGTACTAATTCGTTTTGGATATCCCTTTCTATGTTTGTTGAAACAGTTTGTTCAAAATCTGCAGATGAAACATCAATACCTGACATGGCATTAACTTTTTCCATCATGTTTTTAGCAAACTTAGTATTAAGCCCTTTACCAGTAGCTTTACCAAGTAACCAAATATCCTCTAAATCTTTTGAGTAAGAGTCAAGGCCAGTGCCTTTTTGTCTTTCACCAAAAATTCTTTTGGACTCTCTGATTTGTTGGATTTCTTCAGATTTTTCTTGTAGTTCAGCTCTTAAGCTTTCTACTACTTCTTCAACGTTAGAGTATTGAGTATCAATGCGTTTCTCTAGATCAGAAACTAATGCTTCTGCTCCAGATGTTCCTGCTTCGATAATAGCTGATACCTCAGCTTTCTTTTCTTCGAGTTTGGCATCGGATATTGCTTTTTCTTCAACGGCTTTCTCTGCGACTGCTTGTTCTTCTGCCATAGCTTTCGCTTTAGCATCAGCTTGTTGCATCGCAATAGTTGCAGCTGTTTCTTTAGCAACGTTCTTTGCAAACTCTTCAAGATTAAAGTCTTTATTTTCTGACATTATTTTTTCCTTGAAGACAGACGTAATGTCTGTATTATCTTGAGGCGTAATTACCTCGGTTGTTTTGACAAATTGCTTTTTCCACTCAGAATATTCTTCCTGAGTATCAAAAGACTTCGCCACAGAGAAGGTGGCTGCTTGGTTAGCGGGTACGGATACCACACTTACTTCAAACAACTCCGCATCTTTAATCAAGTATCCATCGCCGCTTTCCATATAATCTGCGTCTTTGACGCGGAAACCGACACTGAATGCTCTCAGAATACCCTCTTTCACTAAATTTGTTACATCGCCAGCACTTTTTGATAGGTTCGCGGTAATCTTTAGTCCCTTTTCGTCAGTCTCTAATGAGGTGGCTCTGCCGATAGGTCTGTTGTAGTCATGGTTGAAAAGTATAATAGGATTAGTGCCAAAATTATCTAATCCTCCTTTCTCCCATGCCTCTTTATTAATAACATCTCCCGCACGATCTGTATCGTTAGTGCTGGCATATCCCTTGATATCTACGCTTCCATCCTCGTTAGGGTTAACGGATTTGAAAGTAGATGTTAAATTAAATATTTTTTGCATATTATTCCCCTTTATTTAGCGACAGGCTTTTTAGCCGTCGCAGCTTTTTTGGGCGCTTTTGCAACTTTTGGAGCGACTGGTGCTTCCGTAGAAGGATTAGCCTTTTCCCATTGCTCAGGAAAGTTAGTCTTTATCATTTGACCTACTCTTCCCCAAGAACCAAAAGGTCTCTTGGCGATAGTAAATCTGATAGGTGCATCCTCTGCAGCTTTGTATTCTGCAGGTGATAGGATCTTTCCTTTTTCAGCAAAATAATCAGCTAGTTGTTTTAACACTTGTTTTTTATTCGCCATTATTTTCCTCTTCTTCAGGTCGTCCACCTTCCGATGGATTTGCTGCTGAGCCTGCTATATTTGCAGGCACTCTTAAGTCGTCATGCCCTTCTAACGGCTCCATTCTCATTGCTTCTCTGACTTCGTTGGGCGTCATAATTCCAGTATTAACTAAAGTACTGTAATATGCTGCCGAGTCTTTCAATTCGGGCTGTAAAGCAGGAATACTGCTTACATCTTCTGAAAGATCGAATCCAAAGAAACGCTCAAATGCAAAGTTTAATTTTCGAACTATAGGTAGTACTGTTTCTAAGTAGTACAATCTATGGTTGGGTCTAATATTTGCATTGTTCCCACTATCCAATAGCAATGGCGGTACGCCGATTGCCTGTAGTATAATTCTTTCGTTTGCTGCTATAGCTGCTTGGAAGTCTAGGTCTTTAAAGTTAACCTCCGTTAAGTTATCTATTTCTAAACCACCATCTAATATTAGAGGTCGTCTCCCTCCTGTGCTCGGGTTGTAACGGGCTCTCCAAGCAGCTAGCATACGTTCTTTTATTTTTTCACTTAAAGTATTAGGACTCTTTAGTACCAATCCTGGAACTGCTCCATTCTTGAAAAAGTTATCCTGAAAGTTTCTCATGCTTGCTAATAGCTGCATCGTTCTGTATGCTGGCTTTAGCCTTGGAACTCCTCTATAAATAGAGTTAAATGAGTTCTCTTTAATATGAATAATCTCTGATGGNCTATAGTCTATAATTCCATCGTACGTATACTTGCTAACGTATGTTTGTTCGTCAGTCTCTATTCTAACATTCTCGGCAGGTAAGTGATACAAGCCGTTTCCATCAAAATAAACAAATATGTTTCCATCAATTAATAAATCAATTATCAGATTTCTTTTAAAAGTATTTATATCTTGAAATGGGTTGGGCTGTATATTTAATAAGTTATTAACAGTAACTTTTCTAATGTTTTTAAACACTGGGTTTAGTCCTGCTACTTTCTGCCCTACATCTGTTGGAATCTCTGCAACATCATCAACAACGATGTTTACTGCACGGTTAACTACTTCTAGTTTCTCATAAGCATCACGATATCTGGTGACTACTTCTCTAGAATCTATAGTTAAACCCTCTTCTCTACCGATAAGGTATTGAGAGGGGTTATTTTTTTCTTCTATGTCTAGATTGTTTCTTCCTAGAATTCGGTCATACCATGCCATATTTTTCTCTTTGTTTTGCTACCCAACGTTTTTGTTTCTGGGCTGTGTGTAATTTGGGTCTCTTTCCATAAATGGAATGTAATCTTAAATGATGATTATGACAAAGAGTTACAGCCTCTTCGTACAGTTCTACTAAATGCTGCTGTATAAATGTATCGCGTACTTCCATTATCTCTTCAGCGCTATCAATGTTTAATTTGTTCTCTCTTAACCACTTCTCTAACAGTTCTGTCAGTCCGTAGAAGTGATGGAAGTCGAGGTTTTCCGTACTTTCGCAAATACGACATTCCGTTCCCTTATCGTACTTTGACTTTGCTCTGTCTCTAACGTATTTGACTAAGTCTCGCTTAAGATTCATTTATTTTTCTCTTACCTTGTATTATACTAAATTACCACGATAATGTCAAGAAACATTTTTTTGTAGGTCTGCTCCTTAGAAAGTTGTGGCGGATGTCTCGAATGTGTACAGCGCATATCTAAGAGCGTCTGCCATATGTGAGAACATATCATGTTTTGGCTTTTCTTTCATCAAATTAGGATTTGGGTCCCACTGATATTGGTCTAAGCATTGTAATGTGTGATGACATCTTTGGTCAACAATTAATTTATTATTATCGACTAGACTAGCTACTTCTCCTATACCATCTAAAACTGATTTTTTAGCATTAATAGTGGTAAGGTCATAATTCTGTGCAAAGTCAAATCGAGTTTGTTGAGCAGCAGAATCAATATAAATCCAATCAATATCATGCTTATCTTGTAAAGCTGTAATCTGCATAGCGTGTTGCTCAGTTGTTCGTTCAGCATCTAAGTACTCATCTAGTACATAAAAGTTGCCTGAGTCCCAATCGTATGCAATAACACATAAAGCTGTCGGATCTTTGTACCCAACGTCAAGTCCTGCAATAACATCCATCTTACTTGTGTCTAATTCTGATAAGTCGGCTACACACTTCTCGTAGTCAAATGCCCATATTTGTCCTGCATAAGTATTAAAGTCAGCCATGTATTCCTGAGCAAACTCCGCTCCTGACATGGATTTTTTAGCTTCTACAATATCTTCTTCACTAAATCTTGGGTTCTCATGGTATGTTGCTCTTATCGAACACCATTCTGCAAATTCGTCTGAGAAGCCGCGATAGAAGAAGTCCGCAAACCAATTATTTCTACCACGAGGTGTAGATATAAAAATTGCTTTGGAGTTGTCTTTGTCTAGTGTAGGACGTAGTGCTACATTGAAGGCATCTCTACCATCAACAAGGGCTGCTTCATCAAATATAATTAGATCGTATGATCTACCTACACAAGAATCAACTTGATTGATTGACCCCATGCGTACAGTAGAGCCATTTGATAGTTCTATAACTCTGTCTTTTGCGTTGTCTTTGGTAACTTCTAAATCGAAGTGTCTAATGAGTTGTCTCTGTAAATCAAAAGATATTTGAGATAGAGAGTAGTTAGGCGACATAATTAATATGTGCGTATTCGGAACAAGTGCTGTAAGCTGTCCGATTATGTTTGAAATGTAAGTTTTCCCCTGTCGTCTTGATACGGCTCCGCATACAAAACGGTACTTGGGATTGTTGATTGCATTAATAATTGCAAATTGAGATGCGATAGGGGTAACTCCCAATAGATCCATATAGGGTTCTATTGGTAGTTTGATAAACCTATCTTCGGGTGCATAGGTAACGAGTTCGTCTCCTATTACGTCTTTGCGACTGATTTCTAGTGTCAATGTATTGTTGTGTTATCTGATGAATGAATAATTTGATGTGATTGTGCAAGATGGTATAGATATAGAAAGCCCCCACATAATGATGCCATTTGTAGGTTCTCTGCTGAAAGTACTCCTGCCTCTCTACTAGCCTTGTCCACCTTGTCCAAAACTTCAGTTGCAGATTGAGATAGGTTATCTAACCAACTCTCATCCATGTATCTTAAATCTATATCTTCTACCATTTTACTTTATTTGCCCAATACGCTGCGGACATTTTTCCTTTTTTAATATTCCTACGATGTCTTGCTTTAAATGAAGCACGTTTCTTCCTCATTTTAGCTGACTCGCCTGCTTTCCTTTTGCCCGCTGTTTTTGCTCCCTGTTGCCCAAATCTAATAGTTTTAACTTTCTTTCCTGCTTTCGCTACTACTATGTGGGACTTTTTTCGATGATTTGGAGTACGTTTTGGTTTATTATAACCTGACACTCCTGCTCTCTTAAGTCTAGAGTCTTTTTTTCTACCTCTTTTTCTTACCGCCATAGTTATCTCCTTCTACGACGCGTAGTTTTACGTTTACGTCGTCCTCTTTTTGCTATAGTTTTTACATAAGTGGGTTTACCACCTACACCCTGTCGTTTTGAGCGCTTACGTCTTACTGCTGAGGTTCTTTGACTTTTGCTCATTCTTGCAGCTTTAGCTGCTGGTACACACTTGGGGTATCCTTTCTTTCCCTTTTTGGCTTTCTTTCTACCACACTTTTTGTACCCTCCGCCCTTCTTAGGTCGAGAAATGTCTACCCAGTTCTGTTTAAACCATTTGCCTAAACCACCCCTAGCCACGACGGTACTTCCCTCCTGCTTTCTTATATTGTCTCACTAAGTAAGCATTTGCATATGCACTAGGATATACAGCAAACTTTCTCTTAGTCTTTGCTTTAACCTTAGCATATAGCTTTTTATTAGTAGGTACGTTTCGTTTCTTAGCTGAGGTTTTTCGTTTACGCCTCTTAACAGCCATGGTGCCTCATACCCTTTTTCTTCTTACCACCGCGCTTTTTACCACTTTTCTTAGGTCGTCCACGCTTACTTCCATAAGTTCCTTTACCACTTGGCATAATTAACTCCTTTTGCCCAATCTTTGAGCCCTGGACTTTTTGTACGTTTGGTACTTAATCCTTCGTTTCGATGTTACCCTTGATTTTAAATACTTCT